CCCGCCACTTCTGCACTGTGTATCCGGTCTTTTCTTCCATGATTTTTCGCCTCCTATCGAGCTCTGAAATGACTAAAGGATTTTTAAGGAGTTGAGATCCTTGAATCGCCGCTGTTTTTGCAGAATATCCAGCGATTTTTGCCGCGTCAGTTGCAGTTTTACCCTTCATATATTCGTTGATGAACTTAAGCTGCATGCTGGAGAGTTTTTTCTGTCTGTCTTTTTTCACTTCTGTCTCCGATATGCGTGAGGAATCTTTCCCCTGATCAATCCCGTGCAGATGGCAAAGACGGTGCTACGAGGCATTTCCATCATCCGGGCAATTTGCCGATAACTGAATGCCTCGCCGCGCAACTGCAGGACAAGATCAACTTCCCTGTCGGTGTATTTCGCATGAGGCGAATCCTCGCCTATCGGGACGCCCAATCGAGACACGGCAATCATGCGTTTAACGGAAAAAGAATTCGGGGAACTCACGCTTCACCAGAATGATTGCTTTATCGATAACTTGCCGGCGCCGCATTGACTCAGGCGGCAGGGCCTTTGCTTCTGCGGCGGCTGACTGCAGAAACTCTGCAGCCCTTCTCGGCAGCAGTGTTGCGGTCCCTAAGGGAGCCTGCGTGTTGGTCTGAATTTCATTTCTTTGGGGCATCGCTCAAAACTCCTGATAAGTCCACCCCTTACCACGCTCCGGATAAACAACGAGCATGCGGAAAGGGTACTCAGTCGCGCAGACCTTCGTCTTCACTTTCGCGTCGTCTGCGAAGAACTTGGGCGATCCCTTAACCTCATGCAGTTCGAGCTGGTCTTCAGCCGTAAGCACGAGAAAATCGGGGTTATACCAACAAGTATCCGCGGCGATTTTGAGCTTTATGGACTCGAACCAGTAGGACTTGATCCTGCCTGCGATGCGCTCGGATTCCAGATAAGCCGCATAAGCTTTCTCCGTCTCATTCATCCGGCCGGCTTTCATTCGGCCCTTGGCAAACCCGTTCTTTTTGCCTCCGACAAAACCGCTGATCTTCTTCAAGACAACGGGGCCTGCTTTAGTTTTTGTTTTGGCCAGAAGTTCCTTGTATGCAGGATCATCCGTGCTTTTAAATCTCATCATGGACATGATTGTTGTTCCCTCCTGGGTATGGTTGTTATTTGAATTGGGTTGGCATGACAGCGCGACGATTCCCGGAAAAGATGTCTCGAAGTGTCCGGACAGGTATGTCCATCTTGCGTGAAATCTCCCGCAGAGAAAGACCTGCAAGCCTCAAGTCAAAGCAGTGAATCAACTCAACGTCCGTGTACTTGGCATGAGGACTGGACTCTCCTACCCGGGCAGACCTATCTGAGAGAGAAACCGTTGAAGGCTTAACGCTGAGATCTGAAAAACTCCGGATATTCGCTCTTAGCTCAAGCAATTGCTTCCTGTACTCACAGCTCTCGTCGTACCTTGCCTTCTCTCTTTCGAGGCCGGACGCTGTCTCGGAGAATCCTTTGAGCTTCCTTGGGCAGTAAAGAATGGAATCTCCGAACAGATCCGCCTGATGGTTCTTCAATGTCATCCATCACACATTCCTAGTCGTTGTTCTTTTTCAGAAAGTCGATTTCAGCCTTGAGATTTTCAATGTCTTCCTCAGCAAGCTCAAGAGCCGACCTGGTACATCTGTGCAGAAGTTCCAGCTTTGAGTACAAGATGCAAGCTCCCACTGCTATTGCAAAGGTGATGATGTTGAAAATAAGAATTAGGATTTCAAAATCTTCCATTGGTTTTCTCCTTAGTTGGTTATCGTCTTTGTGCGATTAACTCTGCATGGACGCGGTATCTATCGAATTGAGAGAAAAATGCTCTCCTGCGCTCGATGCGCTCGTCTGTGTCACGTTCAAAAACCGAGCACCGTGTGAATGAGATTGGGTAGCATTCGATGCCGGCGCCTTTGTTCGGGTGGTGGCAGTAGATGTTCATGTCCCCAAAGGACTTTTTTGGAGGCAGATGCTTCTTTCCATCTGACCCTACCCAGTAAGCCTGAGCATGAATGCAGTACAGACAGCAGCCGGTCATGATCAATCCTTATTCTGTAGCCACAAAATAAATGCGATTAACAAGGACAACGCCCAGCACATAGAAAGAGAAGCAACGTCCTCAAGATCAAAATTCATGTCTTTTCTCCCGTCCGATTTCAAACGCCGCTCTCACCAACAACCCAAACAAAACCAAATTCACAAAGACCACCGGCGCCAAAATGATCATCAGTAACTGCCATGCACTCTCTGACATAAACCTTCCTAAAAATACGGTTCAGGAGCTGGCTCTGACTTCGTTAGCCACGGCCTCACCGGAACACGCGTCCAAGACGTGCAGAAATTCAGACTTGCGTTGTCTCTCCAAAGCTTTATGAACCCTTCCCAAGATCCGTTTCTCTGCTTACACAGGTTCAAGACAAAATCAGGCTTGGTGTCATCGACATCTTTGCCTTCTGCCTTCTTTTGCACTTTGGAAAAATCACGAGCCAAGACAAAAACATTGAAGGCAATATTCGTGATGTTGGAGCTCCCTTTGATTGAGTCTTTTGAAGCTGAATCAAAGACGGAGTAAATTTTTGAACTGGCATCACCACGCTTGCGGCAATGGGCCACGACGACAATGTGGACATTGTTGGTCCGAGCAAACTCAACCAGTTTTGTCATCACATAATCGGTTTCCTTCTTGTCCATGTCGTCTCTGACACACATCATCAGAGAGTCAACAAAGAGGATGTCTGACTTGTAGTCATGGACAGCTGATTCAAGAAGGCGCAAAAGTTCGTCCGGAGAAACCTTTCTCTGAAGATCACAAATTCGCATTCTTGAGGCGAATTGTTTGAAGAAGAGGTCAACATCAGGCTCTTCAATCATCCGTTTCTCAGTGCTGCAGACCGTCTGCATGAGCATTCTTTCGATCGTCCGTACCGGAGCCATTTCAAAGGAAGCAATGTAGAGAGAAGCTCCGCATGAAATGAGGTGAAGTCCGATCTGCCCAAGCAGAAGAGATTTTCCGGAACCGTTTTCACCAGCCAACACCGTCAGTTCTCCTGGTCGGAATTCAAAATCTATCGGACGCCCGACACAGCCTTCATTCGTTTGAGTAAATGGAAGCGTGAACTTGGACACATGAGTCTTCTTCGCTTCCAAATAGTTCTGGAAATCGTTTTTGAACTCGAGAACGTCCTTGTTGATAAAAAACTCAGGAGACTTGTACGCCCTTCTCTCGTATTCCGACAAAGAAGTTTCTATTTCGGCTCCATTCGTCGGATCGCCCCAGTAGTCATCAAGATCAGGCGAAACGCTTGTATTTTTTGGATTCATAGTCAAATTTCCATGCAATCAGTTGTTTGTTTTTGAACATCACCGAGACGACAACGGCGGCAGGTAGGGATTTGGGAATTTCGAGCATCCAACGACGGACGGTTTCTCTGAGTTCGGGCGTATCGTCGACATCGATAAAATCGATCAGAACAGTCTTCCCTCTTAGGAATTCAGCCTTTATGTGGTTTGGTTCATCGCAGAACGAAAACAACACCGTAGGAACCTGAGGCCGTCTTCTGGGCAACACCTCAATTTCATCTTCGTAGATCGCATCAGCCTGATAGAGAGCCAGCTCACTGTCAGTCAGGCGAGGGAAAAAGACCAACTGGGTAGTCGTAAATGCGTCCGGATGCTCGTAAAACGTTCTACCCTGATCGTCTCGAACAACGGCAGCAGCGGCAAACATCATCTCTGCTCCTTAATGTTGGGAAGGTCCTTGATGTCGTAGGCTCTCATGCCTGCATGGAGCTTCTCTGCGAACTTGTTTTTGGCACTGGTTGAATACGTGACGGGAGGGAGTTCTTTGTTGTATTCTGCAGCAGAGATCCAATGAGCATTAGGATCTTTCCACTCATCTTTAACCCAATCTGCCTTGAAACCCGTCCAGTTGCGAACCATCATTTCATTGATGACCTCTTCCAATTTCCAGCCGGCGGTTTTAGCTTCCTTACGAAGAAGCGAAACC